ACTTTTTGGCTCCGCACTATCACAATACATTAGCATTTCATCTAGCTTTTGTTGTTTTATAAACTCAGCAATATCTCTGTTTGTCATTCCCTTTTTATAAATCAATTCATGAATATATAGGTTGTTGTTATGTTTGCCCACTTTTACAATAGCTAAATTGTCTTGGGAAAATCCAAAATCACATCCTAGCACCTCATCATCTAATTGTGGAAAATCTTTATGCGGTATGTAATTCCAGTTTTTAAATATTTGCTTTTCACTAAATACAGCTCTTTGGCCCTCACCATATACTCTCCAATAGTCAGGATCTCGTTCTTTAATCCTTTCAATTTCATCAACTAACTCTTTAGGTAAAAATTTATTGTCTTTATATGTTGAGATAAATAAGTTAGCATCATCCCTTTCGGCTAGATCATAAAGATAATGAACTGGATCTGATGGGTTAAAATCAATTAATATCTTTTTCCTGGTTCGCATTACTAATTGTTGATAATCTTCAAAAAATAATTCATTGCCCTCATTAATCCATAATATATCTCTGGCAGATCCCCTAATTTTTTGTGCATCATCAGCACTAAACATCTCTAGTGTATGGCCATTATATTCAAATGTATTTTCTGACTTATTATGCACTCCATTCCAATATATACCTAGTTGCCTAGATATGTGTAAAAAATCTCTTAGAACTGATCTTTTAAGTGCTGGTAGTGTTTTTCTTACTATGCTTATAGTCAATGGTTCCTTTTCAGTAGTCATTACATATAAACAGTATTGCATCAAGCTCCAAGATTTTCCGCTTCTTGTACCGCCTTGCCAGATATTTAATCTAGCATTAGTATTTACAGCTTCATAAAATTGTTTGTTGCAATATTCAGTTACTTTTTGTCTTTGGCCGGTGTCCATTCAATTAGTTTGCTTTCAATAGAGCTATCGTGTTGTATTTCTTGCCTTTCGATATACCCTCTTTTTTTCCCTTTTGTTTTTAACAGAAATATTGTAGCTGTTACATTGCCATCTCGTATCTGTTCATGTAATTGGCTTTCTGCAAAATCTAATGTAACATTCTCAATGTCTTTTACATCTGCTGCATACTTAGGATCTTTTTTAAGCCAGTTGTAATGTGTTTGCCTATCAATGCCTACTTGTTTTACAGCTGTTGTAACAACTGATAAACTTTTTTCCAATGCTTTGAGCATTAATCTTTTTTTATGTGTCGAAACTTGTCTATTTGCCATTTGACAAAATTACATAAAAAAAAGGGAGTTGTAAAACCCCCTTTGATTACCTAATGCCAATAGAATTAACCTGGCTTTTTATATTAGGTTTTAAAAACTTGGATCTCTGTATTCTTCCATTCTTCCAAATATTATTGAAATTGGTTTAAAATACTTGTATTCTTTAGTAATACCTTTTACAACTTTTAATCTATAACCCCAATCACTATCTTCATCTTCTATTTTTAAATCATCATAAGTTAAACCATTAGGTAAATTTTTATAAGGATATTCAAATTGCTCACTTAATCTTTTTTCTAATGACTTAACTATCTGAACTTTATAAGTTACTTTACCCCATTTACCTTTTTTTTCATTCCATTCTAATAAGATAGTTTTACCATTTAAATCACTTTTGTACTCATATCTTTCATCACCATAACCATCACCTACAAATATGCAGTTCATTTTTCTTATTATACATGAGTTAGTAGATTCCGAAACAGCTATAACTTCATAAGCTGATCTGTCAGAATAGTGTAAAATTGTAGCACCCTCACCAACTTTTGGTAGTGTTGCATTGTTGCCCATTACTTGATTAATAAATCCTCCAGCAACTCCGATTTTTCTTGATTGTAATTTCATAATTGTAATTTTTAATTTATATTAATTTGTTTGTTTTAATACAGCTAAATTACAAATATATTTTAAATAACAAAATATTTTTTTAATTTATTTTAATTATTTTGCTTTTTTTCATATAAATACAAATACAAATCCCATATTTTATCACTTGCATCTTTTTGATATGCATAAGTTTTAGGAGATCTAATTAATTGGCCATCATCATTTATTTCAACATAACATTTTTTTTTGCCCTTAATGGGAACTATATAAACCTTAATATTATTTTCTAAACACCAGGATTGTGCTTTTAAATATTTATTCATTCTGTGCCGGATATTATATCTTTTTTATTAGAATCTTCAACAAGCATTGCAAACCCTAAGAACAGATAATTTAAAGCATCTGCATAACGACTATCTATTGGCTCAGCTTGATGCATACTAGGATCACCAGCATGGCTTAAAATGGCTTGTATATGCTTATTAAAGAATACTGCCCAAACTTCCATAGGTTTGATTCCTATACTTTCAGCAGTTGATTTAAAGTTATTTAATACATCAATACTTTTGTTTGTGTATTCTGGCTGCTTAGCATCCATTATATCTTGAGCTTTGTCTAAGATATATTGTCTAGTTTCAATAAATTCTTTTTGTGTCATAATCTTTTTCTAATTTCAATTAATAAATACATTACTTCTAACAATCTATCAGAAAATTTTTCATGTTCATCACATGGATCAACCCATGATAAATGAAATGAGGCATCTTCAACTTCTGTAATTGCAAAAGTTAAATCTTCATTATTAATTTTTAATGGTTCTTTAATTTCTAATTTCATAATTTAATTTTTTAAAATGGAACATTATCTTTTATTACTTGTATTTTCTTTTCGCCTTGAAATATCTCTTTGTAAATACCCCCATTATCAAAATCTGGAGCTATCTCAAAATCGCCTAGCTGGCCATTCTCTTTACGTTTGACCTTTTCGACATGAACTCTAACAACATCACTTTTGTATTTTGTTTTTTGTCCAATGCATCTATATGCAATTAATCCATTATATGCCTTATTAAAAAAATCCGCTGAGCCAGAAATATCATATAATGTTTGCTTTTTATAAACACCACCCTCACTTTCAATTTTTCTTGGATGTGCTACTAAAAATAAATGAGTATTGGTTTGCTGACAAAATTGTGTTATTTGACTAAGTATTTTGCCTATATAACTATGATCTCTTTGAGCTGAATGGTCCAACATATTCCATGGATCTATAACACATACATTTATACCCTTTTGAAATACAAGCTCTCTAAATGCATTTAAAATACCTTTTAAGGTTAAGTTTTCTAAATCAATCTTGATCCAAAAGAAATGATCTTCAATAAAATCTTTTGTATTATTTAAATCTTCACTATTGCAATTTTTTTGATTTAATTTATTTGCTATACGTTTAATATGGCCCTCATAAGGAAAACTCTCAGGCGAAAACATTGCACATCTAAAGTCATGTTGTAATGATATATTACAAAGTATTTGATCTAATATGTCTGATTTACCGCTATTAGGAATCCCACTCACAACTGTCCACTCACCAAATGCCATTTTAAAATAATTATCAGATCCTGGTAAGCCAATAGAATAATTAGTAATGCCATTTTCATTATAATTTAAAACATCTTGCCAAATGTTATCTAAATTTAAAACACCCTCAAGTGGAAAATCCTTAGCTTGTTTAATTATATTTCTAAGTGTCTCAGCTCCCTTTTCAATTAAAACCTCATTAGCATCTTTATAATCACCGAACTCAACATACTTACATCTATACTTGCCAAATCTTCTAGCTAGTTCATTTCTTAGTTGCAAACCGGCATCATCATTATCAGTACAAAGTATAATTTCTTTTTTGTCTTTAAAATATTGATAGCAATTATCTAAATACTCTAGCTTTTGTGAACCTTTACTAGCACCATTAGGAACTGAACAAACACTATATAACCCAGCTTCATGTAAACTTAAAGCATCCATTTCGCCCTCAACTATATAACACTTTTGTAATTCTTTAATATTATCAATACCATAAAATATAAGTTCAGCTCCAGAAACTAATTTAAAGTTCTTTTCACCATCTCTATATTTTACATTTACAATTTCATTATTTCTGTAATAATTAAAATTTATACATCTTCTTTTGGCTTGTACTTGCGGCATATATTCTAATGATTCGCCTATTTTCCAATGTATTAGTGTTGGCTCAGTAATTCCTCTGTTGCCAAACCATTTAATAACCCTTTCGGCAATGTTGGAATTGACTTTAGGCGGTAAAACAAAATCAACTTTTTTCTTAAACTTAATACCTACATTGCCACCCCATCCACAATTATGACAATTATATAACCCATCATCAATATTTACCGATAAACAATCATCTGATTTATTTTTTCTGGTATGTGAACATTTTGGGCATTTGGTTTTAACAGATCCATTTGATCTTTTAAGGTTAATACCAAGAGCCAACAAGTCATTATAGTGATTCATAAATAAAAATATTTTTTAAATATATAAATTAATTTTAAATATTTAACAAAAAAATTAATTCTTTGTAACTTAATAGGTTATTTTTTTCAATAACATAAGATTTAACTTTAGTCATTTTTTTATTACAATCTTGAAAAATAATATTATTTAAAGAAAAACCCTCAAAAGTATAGTTTGGATAATTACAAGTAAATAAGGCAAATATTTTACAATCAGTATTTGCATATTCTGGAATCATTAGTGGGTGATCTTTTCTATTTACTTTTACATCAACACTATGTCCTAGCCATTGGTGATCATAGTCATCTGTTTTATTTACTTTACTAGTGTTATGTATTTTAAAATCTGGGTATAAATTGTTTTCCCTTGCAAATATAAACTCACCACCAAAACCAACTATATTTAATTCTAAATATGATTTTTCATTGACTGTTTTAAAACCATCCCAGCCAGTTTTTATTTTATTGTTATGCCTTTGCTCAGCGGCTAGATAAACAATATCTTGTTCATATTTATCAAGAGTATAAACTTTATTAATTATCACCAGATATAATTTTTTTTATTTGATTTATTTGATATTTATTTAATGTTTGTGATATATTAAATTCATTTAACTGACCTTTTTTGGTTTCAGCTCCAAGTAATGTTTTGCCATTTTCCTGGTAAATAAAATATTTAATTAATCCTTTCACTCGCCACAAAAATTTAGGTTTGTTG